AAAATAATAAAAATAACAACAAGAAAAATAACAACAATATAAAATAATAAAATTTAAAAAATTGGAAAAGATGGAAATAAATGTAAAAAAATAAATCTATTTTGTTTATTAGAATTAAATTATAATTAATTATAATTTGATACTTCGTCAATAATATGCTTAAAAACATCTCTTTTATATTTATCATCACTTAATTTATTAATAAATACTTGATTATCATAAATATCATCAATATCATTAATATTATCTAAATTATTATATTTATATAATTCAGTTTGAATATTCATAAATATTGTATGTTTTATATAATGAGCATTTGCATCATGAATCCAATTAATATTATAATATTCAAAAGTTCTTTTTCCTTTAATTTTAATAGGATAAACATTTTGTTGATTTGATTTATTTTTATAATACAGTTTAAATAAATACAATATTGTTCTATAATCTTTATAAATCATTGCTTTCTTAATATCTTCATATTTAATATTCATTTCTTCTTTGATTAGATTAATTATAATATTAGAATTTGAATTTACAGATTGATTTATATTATTTAATGTGTTATTTATATGTAATATATTTTGGTTTTTACTTTCATTATTGAATTGATTATTTGTAATTATTTCAATTTTAGTAATAATAATTTCTAATTTATTTACTTTATTTTCTATTAAAGATATTCTGCTATCAATATTATTAAAAAAATCTTGAATTTTATTATTTAATAACACTAAGTCTGTCATTATTTACTTATTTTTTTTTTTTAAATAATGAATAAATCATTTTTTTATTATTTTTTAAAATATTTAATAGTAATATTTTATATTTTTTATAATATTTTTATTTATAATTTATAAATATTTAAAAAATATATTGCTTACTTTTAGTTATGACTGTTGAATCACCACAATTAATGAGTTTTAAAAAATTATTAAATAGAAATATTCCTTTATTTGAAAATTATAATAAAAAAAATTTAATTTCATTAATGAATAAACAAAATAAGTTTTCACCTTTATCAGGTTCTGAATTAAAATATGAACCACATAAATGGAATAATGAAAATGTAGTTAATAATCATAATTGTTATAGTTATGCTATGGGGAAAGTTATTAATAAATTAAGAGATAAAGCTCAACCAGGTTATGCTTCAGGATTTGAACATTTAACAGAAACAAATATGACTTGTAAAAATTTAAAAAAAAGATTATTAAAGGATAATCCAGGTTCTTATTTAGATAATTTTGAAAATAGATGCTTACCAGGATTTTATAAAGTATTTTTAGCATTAGATGTAGGAAATGATTATCATTGGTGGAGACAAGATACTAATAAATATTGGTCTCATAAACCTGGTTCTACACAAATTAGTAATGTAGATGGGAATAATCAAAAAATTATTAATCCACTAAAATCTAGTAGAAAATTTAGTACAAGAAATTATGATAAAGCATGTTTTTATGCGTGTATTCAAAGTGATTTATCTAGAACATTAGATGAAATTTATTCATAAATTAAAGAATAATAATTAGTAATGAATAATAATTAGTAATGAATAATAAATAGTAATGAATAATAATTAATAATTAATAAAAATAAATAAAAATATTAGTAATAAGTAATAAGTATGGAATTAAGTCCTTATTTACTTAAAATGAATTTTCATAAAAATGATCATTTAATAAATGAAGAAAAAAAATCAAAAAAACAATTATCTCCATTATCTGGTTCTGAATTAAAATATCAACCTGAAAAATGGAATGTACCAGAATTTAAAAATACACATAATTGTTATGGGTATGCTTTAGGTAAAAGAGTAAAAAAAGTAAAAGATAAACAACAACCAGGATATAGTTCTGGTTTTAAACATATAAAAAATGATGAATATGAATGTAAATTTTTTTATGATAGATTAAAAAAAGATGTTCCAGCAAGTTATTTAGAAACATTTGATAATAAATGCTTGCCTGGTTTTTATAAAATATTTTTAGTATTAGATAAAGGAAATGATTATCATTGGTATGCACAAAATACAAATTCTTATTGGTCACATAAACCTGGACATAGTGAAGTTACTGATGTAGATGCATCAAAAAAAATAATAAAAGACCCTAAAAAAGCAAATAGAAATTATGGATATTTAAATTATAATACAAGTTGCTTTTATGCATGTGTTCATAGTGATTTATCAAGAGCATTATCAAATATTTATAATATAGATAATTCATAATTTTTTTTTATTATTTTTTAGTTAATTATTATTTATTTTAATTGTAATAATAATTTTGTTATTCTTTTTTGAATTTCCATTACATTATCATCATAATTTCTATTATAATTTTGATTTAACGAATGATACTTTTCCATTAAAAATTTTAATTTTTTTATAATTAATTTATTCTCAGTACTAGTATAATCTTTTTCATTTAATTTTGTCCCATTAATTAATGTTAGTAAGTTATTTTTAATAGGTATTGAATTAGTATTTTCAATATTTACTTCAAATATAGATTTATAAATATTTATTTTTAATTTTAATATTTTTTTGATTAATAATATTAAATTTTTAATTAATTGTTTATTAAATTTAACAAAATCTTCATAGATATATTTATTTAATAAATTTAATCTTAATATTTGTAAAAAACTAAATTTATAATTATAATCTATATTTTTAATAACTAAATCTCTTAAATTTTCAATATCTTTTTCTTTTATATTATTAGGACTTGGTTTTCCTTTTTTTTGTTCTAAATCTTTAATTGCTTTATCAATTTTATCTTTATTATTTAGTAATTCATATATAATAATATCAGAACTATCATTATCTATAAATTTTAATATTGGATTATTTTTATTATTAGAAGGATTTTTTAATTTTTCTTTATTAAAAGGATGTTTTATTTTTTCTTTTGTTAAATATTCTTTTATTAAATGTACTGCTTGTAAATTAAGTTTAAATTTATCAAATTTAGTAGTAATGATATGTTTAAAATAATTTGTAAATTGATCTGGTGTATATTCAAATTGTAATAAAAATAAATAATATTCTTTATATAATTCAAATAGATTTTTACAATCTTCTCTTACTCTAATATTATTATGAAATTCTATATTTTTTAAAATTTTAAAAAATTTTTCTTTTGTTTCATAATTTTTATTTTTTTTTTCTTTATTTGAAAACATATTTTTTATATTTATAATATTAACATTATTTGAATTGATTTTAGTTGTTTTTTGTTTAGATTTTGATTGTGATTTTGATTGTGATTGTGATTTTGATTGTGATTGTGATTGTGATTTTGATTGTGATTTTGATTGTGATTGTGATTTTGATTGTGATTTTGATTGTGATTTTGATTGTGATTGTGATTTAGATTTTTTACCACCTCCTTTTGATTTTCCTGATATTATATTTTTAAATTGTTTGAGTTTATTTTTAATATTACTCTTTTTTTTATCATTTTTAGTTTTTCCACTATCTTTAAATATTGAATATAATTTTTTTAAATTAATTATTAAATTATTTTTAGATATATTATTTATTGAAAAATTTTTTTCAAATAAATCATTTATTAAAGTTGTATATGTATATATATATATATTGTGGATACTTTCTATGAATAATAGGATAACTTTTACCATTTATTGATAATTTACTTTCTAATCTAATAAATTTATTTTTATTTGAATTCATATTTGATTTTTTAAATATATAAAATTCAAGTTGATTATCATAAGTTAATTTTAAATTAGTACCTCTAAAATATTCTGAATATAATTGATTGTTTGTATAATGAAATAAAAATCTCATGATTAATTCTCCAATTTTAAATCTAAATTTATCTTTAATAAATAATGGATTATCTTGAATACTTAAATTAATATTATTATTAAAATTAATATTAGTATTTTCTTCATTTAATTTTATTTCTTTATATTTTTTTTCAATTGTTTTATACATATTTTCAAATTTTTTTGAATTTTCAAATAATGTTTTCATTTTCTTTTTTATTTTTTCTCCATATAATTTATCTATATTAAATAAATCTTTTAATTTATCTTTGAAATTATCTGTAATATCTTCTTTAAAAAAATCTATATCAAAAGAACTTATATCTTCTAATTTAATTTTTATTATATCTATAAATAAAAATTTTAAAAAGGTTTGAGTATCTTTGTAAAATTCAGGTGTTGTTGTACCTTTTTTACTTTGATATTCATATTTTAAAAAATTTATAAATTCTGAATATATATCTTCAACATCATTTTCATCATTTTCATTGTTATTATTATTTTCATTATTTTCATCATTTTCATCATTAATATTATTTTCTTCATTTTTTGATTCTTTATTTTTTTTTTGTTTTTTATTACTTTGATTATTTTCATTATTTACATTATTATTATTATTATTGTTATTATTATTATTGTTATTATTGTTATTATTATTCATATTTATATATATTATTTTAATTTTTCTTTTATAATTTTTATATATTTAGATTTCATTTTTTCTATTTCACTTAATATTTCATTTTTTAAATCAATATTATAAATATTTATTTGAACAATTCTCATAATAAAATAAGAAATATTATAATATATTTTTGATTGTAACATTAATAATTTTTTATTATTTGATTTTTTAGTTAATAATATATTTTTTGTTGATTCTTTAATATAAAAATTAAATTCTTTGATTAAATAATTTTTTAAATTATTTTTTTCTTTTTCATCTAAATTAGTTCTTTCAAAATAATCTTTTTTATTAAATATATTTATTAATAATTCAACTGGAATACATTTTTGAAATATCTTTATTGTATAATTAATAATTTTTAAAGTTGTCTTTTTATGTTTTTTTTCTATTCCAGAATTTGTACTTAATAATCCTAAGATTGATTCTATATGTTTATTTGAATCATAGGAAGTACCAATAAATAATTTTGATTCTTTATCATAATAATCAGATTCTTTAAATTTAATAAAAAAATCAATACTAACATTACCTTTATAATTATCTGTAAGACCATCTCCAATAAAATATTGATAAAATAAATTATTTTTTATATTTTTTTCATTTCCTGAAAATAAATTATTATTATCAATAAGTGGAATAAGTCCATAATTTTCTTTATCATATATAATACCATAATTTTTACCAATAATTGTTGGTTTATAAATATTATATAAATTATTTAATAATATTTTTTTTTGATTTATTAATGAAATATTCATTTTTTCAATATAGCTTAAAAATTGAGAATAATTTAAATCTTTATATACTTTATTATTTGATAATTTTAATGACATAACAAATTTATTTACTTTTTTATTAATAAAATCATAATAAATATCATGTAATAATATAATTGAACGATAGTAAAATAAATATAATAATTTATAAGCATCATTTTTATCTGATTTATTTATAAATTTCCATTGAACGCTTCCTTTATCATTAATATTTTGAATAATCTCACTATACATTTTACTTTCATGTTGCAAATATAATTTATAATTTTTTATATATTTTTTTATTTTTTTTTGAGAAATTAATTTAATTTGACCATTTACAAATTCATATGGTATTATATATTTGGGATTTAATGTTAAAACTATTTTATTTTTTTTTATTTCTTTTATTGTCATTATATCTTCCATACTAATATCTGTTGTATTTATATATTCTTTTATTGATGATATAAATTCAAGATTATTAGAATCATTTAATAATTTACATATTGTATGACCAAAATCTAAAAATTGAATAGGTAAATTAAAATAATTATCAAATTTTTCATAAATATTATGTAAAATATTATTAAATAAATCTAAAATCGATTTATTATCATTAGGATATATAGGATTACTAACTAAATTATTTGATTTTTTTTGTTGAATAATACCTAATGTTGGATATTGTATATTAATATATTCGCCTTGGGTTAATATATCTAAATTAATTAATAATTTTTTTTTTTGATTGTTATTATTAATAAAATTATTTGTATTTGATACATTTAAATTAAGTGATTGAATAAATGATGAATTGAATAATGGATTTAAAATAACATTATTTTTTTTTTTATTTGAATTTGATTGATTATTTATATTTTTAAATTTATTTAATATTTCTTGTATATTTGATTTTACATTAAATTTAGTACTTGATTTCGATTTTAATTTAAATAATTTTTTACAAAATTCATCAATTTTTAAGTTTATTAATAATTCTTCAAATAAAGTATTTAATTCTTGTAATTCCGGATTGGAAGTTAAATTTGTATTATAATTTGATTCATTAATAATTTTTTTAATTTCATCATGATATTTATTTAATATTGATTTTTCATTGTAACTATTATAATTAACATCATTTTTAACTAAATTAGTATAATCTTTACATAATAATTTTTTTGATATTAAAAAATCAAATGAATCACTCATATTAATAAATAATAATATTTTTATTTAATTATATAAAAAAGAATAGTATTTAATAGTTACCAAATTTAGAGTTAATATTATTATCATTTCCGCTTACATATGAATTTAATGATATGCCATCTAATCCCATATGAGGTGATGCTGGATATAATGTAGATGGTAATTCATTTGCCATATTTTCATTGGATAAACTTGTTATAACAATAAAAAAGGTAATAAACAATAGTATATTGCAGAAAATAGCATTTTGACTAAATCCCATAATTGGATATGTTAATAAACAAGATAACAATATAGATATAAATAAGGGTCTTAGATTTGGTCTATAAGGCAAACTATTAGGTACTTTAATATTAAAATTTTCTATAGTAGTCATATACCTTATAATAATATTTTATTTCTTTTTAATTATTATAAATTAAATTTTTTTATCATTACTAAAAATTTAATATAAAATAAATTAATTACTAATAAAATTTATTATTTTATAAATTAAGTCTTCATCAATATTTATATTTGAATGCGTTCCTTCTACTATATTAAATTCGTTACAATAATCTTCTAATGGTTTTATATATTTAACATCTATTAATTCATCTTGATTACTATGAATAATCATTGTTTTCATAATTTTTTTTAGCATATTTTTTTTATTTCTATTTTTTAAATATTCAATCGTTTCAAAACCTAAATTATTTATTAATATTCCTAAATAATTATGAATGGCTAATTTTTGAATGATTTCTTTTATATCTGAAAAAGTGGATTGTAAAATTAAATATTTAATATTTAATTGATTTCCTAAATTTGCACTTATAGCACCTCCTATTGACTCACCATAAAATATTATATTTTCATGTTTAAATTTTTTTTCATTCATTAAATAATCATAAAATAATTTTCCACTTTGAACACAATTTTCTTCGTTAGGATTTCCTTGGCTGAATCCGAATCCAGGATAATCATAAAAAAGTAGATTAAATCCCATATCATAAAATTTATTTATATAATTAAGACGATAAGATATATTTCCAGCATTTCCATGAAAAAATAATATGACTTTATTTTTTAAATTAGGGTTATTATTATTTTCATTTTTTATATACCATCCATGAATTTTATTATTTTGATAGTTAACATATACGTTATTATATTGAAGATTTAATAATTCTGGGGTTTTTTCAAGTCCTTTTACTGGAAAGAATACAAATTGTTCAATAATATTTTTAAACATAAACTACTAAATAATAATTTTTTTTATATAATAAATGAATTAATTTATTTATAAAAAATTGATTTTATTTGTGAATGAAATTATAATTTTCTGTAATATATAATATGAAATCACATTACATTATACATGGAACGGATTTTGATAATTTAGAAACTATATTAGAAGATGGATATATAAAGAAAAATAAAAAAACAGGAATATTACAAGATAATGATAATACAAATCAAATATTTACACAATTATTATTGAGAGATTTACCCTATGAAAATAAACAACAAAATATACATTGGGGACGCGTTTGTTTCATTTTAGACATTAATATTTTGAAAGATTATCCATTTTATGCTTGTGGAATTGGACATTTTGGAAAAACATTTTCAAAAGGGTTTCATCAATCATCTAATTATGTAAAGGGAAAAGGAAATTTAAAAAAAATTCCTAATTTGAACACTTTGAAGACTAATATGATTAAATATATGGAAGATAATAGTCCAATAAGTTATATACATAGTCATGAAATATTATTTGGAAAAAATATAAATTTGAAAAAATATTGTTTATGTATAACAATTAGAACAAATAAAGAAAGTGTTGAAAAAAATGAATATGTAAAATATGAAAAAATGGCATCCAAATTAGGAATACCAATTAAATATGAATTGTATCATCAAGGAAAAGATAAATTTAAATATTATTCAATTAATAAATTTGTTGATTTAATAGAACATTAAATCAATATATAAATTTGTTGATTTAATAGAACATTAAATCAATATATAAATTTGTTGATTTAATAGAACATTAAATCAATATATAAATTTGTTG